ATGAGGCCGAGCTGCGGATTGATTACCCGACTGGAGCCCGTGTTCAGCTCTATGGCAGTGACAACCCGGACGCCCTGCGAGGTGGGCGCCTGGATGGTGTGATCCTCGATGAGGTGGCGCAGATGCCTTCCGAGACGTGGACTCACGTTGTCCGGCCGATGCTGGCCGATCGCCAGGGTTGGGGCATCTTTATAGGCACGCCTCAAGGCAAGAATGCTTTCTTCGAGCTCTGGGAGAAGGCTGAAGACGCACCGGACTGGCAACGGTTCATGCTCAAGGCCGAGGAGACTGGCTTTATCAAGGCCGAGGAGCTGGAGGCCAGCCGCAAGGAGATGTCCGAGGCGGCGTTTGCTCAGGAGTTCGAGTGCTCATTCACGGCCGCGATCGTTGGTGCATTCTGGGGTGACGTGCTCGAAGAGATCGAGAATGATGGGCATATGCAGCCGATCGATCGTGATCCATCTAAACGCATTGTCACAGCCTGGGACATTGGCACTCGGGATGCTACAGCTATCTGGGTAGTACAGCCGTACAGGGGCAACAGCTGGGCGGTGATAGACTATTATGAGAGCTCGGGCGCCGGTATCGATCACTATGCCGGGTGGCTTGAGAAGCAGGGATACCTGCGCGGGCATACGGTGCATTTAGCTCCGCATGATATTGCGAACACGGATTGGAGCTCGGCCGGCGGTCTGAATCGAAAGGCTGTGGCAGAGCAGCATGGTGTTCGCTTCGAGCGGGTGCCGCGGGTGAAGAATAGCCAAGAGCGAATGGAGCAGATCAATGCCTGCCGATTGCTCTTGAAGCGCTGCTACTTCCACCATGATGTGAACACCGACCGAGGCATGCGCGTGTATGGCGGTCGGTTGAGCTTGAGTCTATACCGACAGGATTACAATGAGCGGCTTGGTGCTCTGAGGGCTGAGCCGCTCCACGATCGACATAGTCACGCAGCTGATGCATGGCGCACATTCTCTCAGCTGCCCGAGGAGCGTTTGTATGCAAGTACCCCCGACCCCTATGCAGGAGTCGTTCGAATCAATCGAGCCGCAGCAGGACTCCCAGACGCCTCCGATGACAGAAGAGGAACTACTATCGGCCCTAGAGGAAGAGGTTCTGTGGGCCTCCGAAGACAGGGATGACCGATCCAGCCTGACATCCGAGACAGAGGACTACTTCTACGGCCGGCGGCCGCTGCCGCCGCAGAAGGAAGACTGCGAGCTGGGCCTTTCGGATGTTGTCTCTACGGATGTGCAGGACGCGGTGTATGCCGTGTGTGCCGAGATGTTCCCGACATTCGCAGGTCAAAGCCCGGTGGAATTCCAGGCTTCCAACGAGATGGACGAGACGCGCGCCGATCAGGAGACGCGCGCTGTCAACAAGACAGCGAACAAGGCAGGCGTGTACATGGCCACCGCGGCCGCTGTCCAGGACGCTATGCTCAGGCGCGCTGGAGTGGTCAAGGTCAGCTGGGAAGAGCGTATCGAGGTCCGATACGACAGCAGCGACGGTGTCCCCCTGGACATGCTCCCGCAGATGCTGCAACCCGGTGAGAACGAGGAGATTGATCTGGTCGAAGGCGACATCGATGAGATGCAGGGAATGGCTTCCGGTGTCATGCGCCGACGCAAGACCACAAGCCGACCGATCATTGATGCAGTCCCCCTGGATGAGTTCCTGATCAGTGCCAACGTTGCGAGCCCTAACGTCGAAGAAGCCAGGTTCCTCGCTCACCAGCGCCCTGTAAGCCGTTCTGATCTCATAGAGCTCGGACTGGACCCGGAGGTCGTCCTCGACCTCTCGCCCCTTACCACGTCCACTATGCGCTCTCTGAGGCGTGCTCGGACGATGCGTGACCAGCAGCTGCGTAGCTCCCATGAGAGCACCGACTACATCATGGCTGTGGAGGCGTACTACAAGATCGATTGGGACGGTGACGGTATCGCTGAGCGTAGGCGGGTGATCACGGCCGGCGGCGCCGAGGGCACCGAACAGCTGCTGCTCAACGAGCCCTGGGCGGACCAGCCGTTTGCTGTTGGCATAGGCTACCTGGGTCTGTACACATGGGACGGTGTCAGTCTCTACGATCGGCTCAAGATGGTTCAGGACGTGAAGACCTCGTTGATCAGGGACATCAGGGACACGATCCGCCGCAATATGCGTCAACGCGCGGGACTGGTCGAGGGTGATGCGAACTTGAACGACTGGTTTGACAGCAAGCTAGGTGGTGGCATTCGGATGAAGACGCCTAACGGTATCGTGCCGATACCCGAGGTTCAGCTGCCGCCCACGGCTTTCTCTCTCCTCGAATACCTGGACACCATGCGTAAGGACAAGGGCGGAGGCGCCATTGATGCGACAGCGAGCGCGCAGGTTCTGGGGCAGGGCGGTGACTGGTCTCTGGAGCGCTTGATGGCTGCCACTGAGCAGCTCAATGCGATGGTTGCCAAGAACCTGATCGAGACCCTGATCAAGCCGATCTATCGCAAGCTGCATCGACTACTGCGTGAGCATCATCCTCAACCGATCGACTTGCCCGGCACCGCGGGCTGGCAGCAGACCAACCCGGCCGACTGGGGCGATCGTGATGAGATGGAGCCCACGATGGGTATGTCTGTCGGTGAGCGCACGCAGCGCATCGGCGCTTTGCAGGCTGTTCTCCAGCATCACGCGGAGGACGCGCAGTTGGGCAGGACTGGCATGCTGACCGATCCTAACGGCCTCTATCAGGCGCGTCTAGACATGGCTCGTCTGGCCGGCCTGCCGTCACCGGAAGCTTACTACGTTGATCCTAAGAGCCAACAGTCTCAGCAGGCTCAGCAGCAGGAACAGCAACGGATTCAGCAGCAAGCTGCACAGGCTCAGCAAGAGAAGCAGGAGATGATGCAGTTCCAGTACGCGATGATGACAGATATCGAGAAGGTCAAGGCTGAAGCCAAGCTACAGTCTCAGCAAATGGCTGAGCAGTCGAAAGCAATGCAGAAGCAAATGGAGATGATGGAGAAGTTCTTTGGGCATCGCAAAGATCTGGCCATTGCTCAAAAGGACTGGGATGAGACGGAGGCCCAAAGGGACGTGGATGTGTTGCAGGCTGAAGCCGATCGGCGCGTGCAGCTGGCCAGCGTGACAGCTAAGAACAGGTCGCAGCAATGAGTTTAACGGCTCTGGTGAAGGCGGCGCAGAAGGCTATACGTAAGGGTGGGCGTGACGCCCCCGATGCCGTGAGGGAGCTTAGATCGGCTCTGAGGGGTACTCCGCAGCGATCGCAACCCGGATACAAGCTGTTCCGCTTCAATGAGGACGATTCGGGACAGGTTTACCCGTTGTTCGCGGACGCTGACACGCCCGTGCCGCGGGAGCAATGGCAGACAGGGACGATGGGTGGCGGAGTGGTTTTCACAGGATCTAACGGTCAACTGTACGTACCAGGCAAGGTGGGCACTCCTTTCCGTGTCGAGGAGCTCCCGGAGGAGTCACAGAAGATACTGCGTGATGCGGGCATCACAACGAAGTGGGTCAAAGGTCTGGCCGCGCGTCCTGGTTGGCATGGCACGGACCTACCGTTCTCGCATCACATTGGAGGTCAAAGCAAGGGCTCCAATAAACCCGATTACAGGCGCCCGAACGAGGTGTGGGCGGAGGTGGACTTCGCGGCCGATCTGGCCCCCGATTGGCAGCTGTTAGCCGATCAACGCGCTCACACTCTCAAGAGTGGAAAGCCGGACGCTAAGACGGCCCACATTCAGGAGCAGCTTCCCGGTCTGGGCTACTACCGTTACAAAACCAACCCCAACATGGTTGGTGATTGGATGATCGGTGGGGACATAAAGGTCAACCGGTTCCTGACAGACGAGGAGGTTGCAGGCATCAATCAGGCGAGCGGTGTGAGCGATTTGCCGCGGCGAGGTCCCACGGTGGATCGAGAGCGGTTGGAACGGTTGAAGCTGTTAGGGTTGGCGCCTTTTGTGATGGGTCCGCTTGGGGCTATAGCATTTTCTCCGGGTGAAGAGCTATGAACGAGAATTGGTGGAACGGCCCTTTATCTTGGCTAACGCAATACATTGAAAACGAGAAGGGGTTGCGGAATACAGGTCCTCAGTGGCCTGGTATGGATGAAGCGCTGCTGCGTTTGGAGCAGGTCAGGGAAGGCAATCCCAGACCGACCGAGGGCACCGGTTTCATGATCCCGACACCGTCATTGGAGGCGTACATGGATGCTTCCGTTGACGCGGTTACACCTCTTCCAGTGGGTCCGTTGAAATTGCGTGGTATCAAGCGTCATCCCCAGTACTGGCATGGTGCAAAGGGTGGTCCCGAAGTCGCAGAGAATATCCAGAAAGAGGGCTTTACCAGGGGTGCGAGTGCCGAGTTGAAGTTACCTGGTACGTCATTGGCTGAAGACCCGACGATCAGCTACCGGAGTTTTACTCACCCCACTCTGTCCGATGAGGAGCGTCTCAAATCCATGATGCGTGTCGAGACGGACGTGCCGCCCGAGGATGTTTATAACCTGACCCCAAAGATGTACCACACGGGTAAGGTTCCTGATGATCCTAACGCGATTTATCGCAAGCCGAATCTGTTCTGGAATGAGGCGGAGACATTCGCTCGGCGTTCGTATACTCCGGAGCAAAAAGAAGCATTAGTGACACAGAAAAATAAGTTCTATGATCAAGCTTCGAAAGCCGGTGATGAATACGACCGTATGCAGAAAGATATCTCCAAATGGGCGGAGAACACGTTGCTGGATTTAAAAGAAAAGCTAGATCCTGAGACTGCGGCGCGTGCGATGGATTTGTTTGGTAAAGAAAATGCATATTCTTACGAGAGGATGTTGGATGTTATGGAACGACATGGTCTTTTGCCTGATGAAGCGGTATCCGAAGTGCAGGGTATTCGGGCGCTGAGGCAGAAAGAGCAAGACATGAAGGGGCGGTATCAAGAGTTCCTGGACAGGGGCGATAAG